CAACGGAATCCGTCTCTACCTATAAAATTACTTTTTAACAGTGATTCTTCTATCATTTCCCGGTGTATAATCCGAATGTATCTCTAATTAAAAGCATCGATGTAAAAGACCTTGTTGGTTCAAAATGATGGCACAGTTCTTTTATCATATATAGTCCACTTTGCTCAGAGTCAAATTCTCCACCATCTCCAGAAGAAATTTTTGGAAAGAAGCATTTTATTACATTACCAGCTCTCAAATTAGTATTACAAGGAACAGTCATACTGACTGTCTGAGTAAACAATCCATTATACATCATGATTGATTGTGCCTGATTTAAACTTGGATCTGCATTTTCATTAGTAGATACAGTTTGTTCCATTGTCCCTCTATCAACAACTGCGGATAATATTCTTGTAGGAATTTCTCCAAGTGTCTTTTCACTAACATCATCTATCTTTGGAAGTTTCAGTTTATCTCCAAGATTTTCTATCTTATCTTTATAATTACTAGATTGAAACAATCCTTTTTCTGGTGTTGTAAAATTAAATGTCAGCGGATCAAAGAACATCCTTTGACTTGCATATGAACCCAACCTCAACTTTTCTATTAGGTTTTGATTTATATTTGTCGAATATTCACTGATAATAATATCATTAATACTTCTTTCTAATTCACTTCTGTTTACTTGACTATCAACATAAACAGGCACTTGATTTGTTTTTTCCTTTTCAATTCCATCCTTAATTAAATTATGAATTGATCTAAAATTAAATCCATCTTGTGTTTGATAAAATACAAAACCTGCCGTTGCATCTCCAGAACTTACAGGTACTGCCTTTGATGCCAACCAGACTAAAACCGTGAATGGTTTCCTCAAATTTCCAATAAATCCATATGGGTTTTGAGATTTTTCAATAGATGTAGAATCAAAATTATTTGTTTTTAATACATCTTCTAGTATTAATTTAACAGAATCATTAATTGATAAACTTGTTGGATATTTTTTTACAACTCTTGTAGTCTCATTTGTTATTGCTTCTCTTGAAACTAAGTGTAGAGTAAAACTTTCTCTTTGAGTTTCGGAAAGCACATCAGTAATACTGGAGACATACAAATATTTTTTAGAATCAGTAGAAAAATCTAGTCCTGTCTTTCCTGGTCCACGATCCAAAATTTTCATGTCAACTCTCTCACCACCTCTGAGAGGAAGACCATGATAGATTGATTGTCTAAATTGACTTTTCCCGTCCTTAGGAGTTATTGAATCACCGGTATTAATGACTTTAATTCTGGCAGTAACTGTAGGAGAAAAAATATCCTCATAGTAATCGACCGATACAGTTCCCTGTCGTATATCAACAGTTCTTCTTTTAGTTTCTCCCTCAGAAACTGTCGATTCTATGAATAATTTTTCGTATATTGAAGAATTTGCTGATGACATTTAAGTATATGCTAAATCTAAGAACAGTTGATTTTTAATAAAACTATTTAATGGATTTATTACAATAATTTGTGAAGATCCACCACCACCCTGTATAATTTGTGGTGTCATATCATTTTCTTCAACCATAACTATAACTTTTCTTCTACTTTTTCTTGGTGTCTGGTTGACTGTTTGTCTATTAAAAGGTTGTGTGGACAATGAATCTGTTCCAGATCTAGGTGCTTTAATCCCTTCAGGACCAGATGATAAATGACCCAAAAGATATTGTCTTCCATTACCATCGGTTATGATAATAGAATTTCCATATCCCGCATTATATCCCGAATCATATTCCGATAATTTCAAATTTCCTTTTAATGTTATTGGAGCACCGCTTCTAATCGGATAATCAAATCCACGATGGTTTCTTCCGGCACCAAGTCCATCTCCCATATTATAACTTGATAGTGGTTTTCCATCAATAATAATATTATTCAAAACATTCTGTGGAATATATCCTCCGGCACCACCATACCCATCTCCAGTTTCAATGTGAAGGTGTGGTCCAGTAGATCGACCAGTAGAACCAATTCTTCCCACAACCTTACCTCTAGAATCTGCACCAAGAAATTTTGTGAGATTCACATTTCTTTGTCCATTTCCACCACCCTTTCCATCATTTTTAGGAGTCATGGTTTTTATAATATTAGCAACACTCTTCTTATATGCCGAGGGATTATTTCCATCACTACTTGGAGCATAACTATCTACCATGCTTGCCCAAGCTTTATTCGGATCGTCAAATGCATTTGCATTTCCAGGATTTCTTTCCGATTTATGCCAAAAAGAAATGTGTTCTCTCACTGAATCCTCAATAGAATCATACTTTTTAAAATTACCATCTACACCTCTTTGATTAAAAGGATTATTTCCACTAACTTTAGTCAAATATCCAGTTTCAACCATCGCAATAGCAGCAACGAGTTCAGGATACTTTGCTCCACCTTGCTCTTTTGCAATATTGTATATTTTATTATATGCCTCTTGTTGACTCAAGTTCATATCAATTTTCTCACCACTGGCAGATTCATCATCAAGATCCTCATCACTTAATGGTGTCGTTAAAAGTTTTTTACCTTCTTTAATATCTGTTTCAATTACTTTCCAGGAGTTTTCTAATTCATCCATCTTTTCTTTTAGTTTTCCCTTACTATCAAAAAAATCATAATTTTTCAAATTTTCTGTTGCCTGATTAACAACATCACCAATTCCTGCAAACCAGTTTGTCAAATTCCCAATAAATGATTTTAATACATTAACTATCTTTTTAATTCTACCATATATTTTTTTCACACCATCAATTATCTCTGGAAGTTTGTTAACCAACCATCCGATTAACAAATACATGATTGCCTCAAAAACATTTCCAGATGCTTTTTTTATTTTACTACCGGCAGATCCTAAAAAATTTTTAAAACCTACTGACGGTTTCTCTAGTTGTCTTTCTTTAACAGATCTTTGAGTTTTTTCTTTTTTTATTTTTTCTCTCTTCTGTTGATCTAGATATGATTTTCTTCTTAATTTACTTCTTTTTATAAAGGTATTCTTAAGAATAGTCGTGGATTTTGAAATAGAACTTGCACTTTCCTTTGCCTTCTCTAATTGATCGGAGAAAGTAGAATATCTAGTTTTTGACTCGGTAAACAATTTCATCTTATCCTATCACATTATATTGCACTCTAGAATACATTGTGTAAAAATTATTAGGATTACTTGAAGAAATAGCAGGAACATCAGATCCTGATACTGGATTTGCACTTGTAGATGGTGCTGGTCTAGATATTCTTTGTATAATCACTTCAGGTTCTTCCTCGACAGATAGTGCCGGTGGAATTGGATTATTAGAAGGAATATTGGGATTACTAGGAGTAATAGGAGCAAAAGGATCGGATCTGCCAGGTCCCGTAAGTTGTTCGGCTCTTGCGCGAGCTGCTGAACTTCGATCTACATCAAATGATTCAGAAGGTTTAAAATCTTTTATCCATGTCAAAGATTGTTTACCAATATCCATAGCCAAAAGATAATGTTCTGGTTTAAAGGATATTGCATCTGCAGGATCTGGAAATATTGATTCTGTATTTTTCTTTCGTTTTTCTGGAGTTGTTTCCGCATATTTCTTATCGGTATCTTTATCCGTAGTAATTGCTTGTAGCAATCGATTAAGATTACCAACTCTTAATTCACTAATAGTTTGATCACCGAAAGCAATTGCCTTATCTACTCCATGCCTCCAAGATTTTTGATAATTCATTTCAGTTTCTAATGCTTTAGTTAGGTTTTCTCTTATTTTTTTCTTTTCTTCCTTGTTCTTAGCATTATATCGATCAGCAAATTTTTCTGCTTGCTGTTCTTTAGTTCCAAAAATTGTGTCACTTATTGCATCTACTGCCGCAAGACCTGCCATATTTAAAACATATCCAATGCCAAAAGAGGCCAATCCTTTAAATCCAGATTTAACAATATTACCAGCAGTAATTTTAGGTAAATTAGAAACACTTTTTGGTGTGATACCTTGTCCTGGTTTTGGAATACTCGGTGCTCTTGCGGGAGTACCCCCTTTATATGCACCTATTCCCGAACCCATTATTGGTTTACCACCGGGACCAAGAATTGTTTCTGCTCCAGGTCTTGGTGCAATAGGTTGCCCTTTAGATAAAGAACTAAGACTACCAGATTTTGGTGAGATCTTACCAGAACCAGAAAGTGTTGGTTTAACTTTGGGTCCGGATCCGGATTCAGGTTTAGGTTTTGGCACTCCTTTTCTAAAGTTTTTAAAGAACTTTCTAATGACAAAACCCATTCCTCCTATCGCAGATATAACAGTGCCTATAGCTGATATAACAGAAAATATCCCGCCAGTCATGACACCCATCAAAACGGTAAAAGCACTTGTTACTTTACCTACTTCTATGGCAAGATTTTGAAGACCTTCCTCATCTTTTTTCTTCCATAATTCTAAGGCAAGGAAACCTTTATCCGTTAACCACCCAAAGAACAATAATGTCAATACCTCTTTAAAGGTATCAAATATATTCTTAGCTTTTCCTGCTACAAAACTTACTGGACTTAATAGAGCCTTTTTTAGTCCTCGACCATCTTTTTCTAATGATTTTTCTTTTTTCTCCTTCTGTAACCTATCCTCTTCTTTCTTTTCTTCTCTATCTTTCTTCTTTAATAATTGCTGTTCTAATTTACTCTCTGTTACCAGATAGTCTGTGATTTGATTTAAAACTACCCCAGTATTATTCAGAGAAGTAACAAGAATCTCGAATGATTTTTGTATTTTTAATTGATCTTTAGATCCAGTCGAATCTCTTTCTTCTAACTTTACAAAAGATTTTTTAAGATCTAGAACATCTTTTTGTAAATCAGAAACAATACCTGCTAGTGGACTCTCTATGGGAGCAGATATTTTTTCTACATCAATTGATTTTGGTTGTGAACCAATTGCCTTTGCAAGTCCACCATAATTAACTTTGGCAATATTAGCAGATTTTACACCAGAAAAAACAGAGGAAGACACCATCGTCTTCTTCAACTTTGGAGTTGTTTTAAAAGTAGGTGCCTTAAATATCTGACTACTAAATGCCATTCTTTTGTTGTGCCTTTAGATTTTCCTCTTCAATATAATTTTGTAGAAGTCCTATGTATACCTCTCTCTCCCAAGGAATCATATTTTCAAGCTCTGTCAATGAGTATTTATGATGCTGCATCAAGGCAAAGTTAGTTTTAAAGTATGACTCAAGATTCGTATGAGCCATACCTATGAGAAAAAAGCTGATAACCCTTCTAAAACAACATCACTCTTTACTTTAGTATTGGGATTGGTAACTTTTACCTTATGAGATAACTTAGGCATAGTCTCAAAGAACGATTCAATTTCTTTAAACTGTTGAGATGTCAACTGCTCAATGAATTCAGATAGTTCTTTTTTACTACACTCAGATCCACTCCAAGATTCTTCTTCATTAAAAATTTGATCGACACAAGAAGAAATCAAATCAAAGGATTCTGTGACTCCAACTCCACCGTCTTCGACAAAATTAGTTTTAATAAATTCTGCCAGAGATGGATACTTCATCCTCATAATAAGATTATCATCCAATTTAATATCTCTATTGTGCTTAGGATTTTTTTGTACCTTAATTTCGTCAAGAGGAATTAAAACAGGAACCTGTGTTTCTCCATCATCGGGACATGTAATCATAACCTCGACGGTTTCACCAACAGACTTTCCGCGAATATTTAAAAACAGATATTCAATATCAAATGTTGACAGTTCATCAACCTTAACTCCTCTTGTAGAGATACAATTACCGATTACAGTTTTGATGGCATCGGCAATTTCTTTCTGATTTTCAGACTCCATTGCAATAATGAGAATCTTTTCTTCTTTTACAAGAAAAGGTCTATATCTAATCTTTTTTCCTGTCGATGGAAGTTCCAACTCATATGTCGGTGTCGCAATCTTTGGTAAAGGCATAACAACCCAAATAGTTCAGTTTCAATTATTTATTAGTATTTGGAGGGTACTCCATCTCGCTCAAACATGTCATTATTACTAGAACTGTTACTTTCTTCCAGTAATGTTGGACGGTTAAGAGCATTAGGATCAGGATCTCGTGTAAGATAATTAGTTAAAGTTGAAGATTCAGTTGTATTTACCTTGGTTCCTGTCATTCTCTTATAATATCTTTCATAACTAAAAGTTACATTCATTTTCAATGTATCGGAATTCCCATATTGAACTGGCAGTGATGAAAGATTTACAGGAAACATTCCATAGAATGTATATTGTAATTCCGGTCCCTGATCACGTTCAAACTTATAAATGTCTATCGTATCACACTTATATCCACCTTTACCTTCAACTCCTCTAGGATATGTCATTCTGTAGTAATAATTATCCTGTCGTTTATCTCTTAATGATTTTCCTCCGGCAATATAATCCATCCAACAATCAAAGAATCTTATCATTTTATAATCACGATCAACATAAAATTCCAAATCCATCTGAGTGTAAATTCTAGAATGTGCCATTCTTTCTTGAACACCCATATAATTTCCATCTATATTCAATGTGGCAAGAGAACTACCGGGAAGTGAGGCACTACTACATCTAATACCTACTTCTCTGGTTATAAAATTCTTATCAACACCTTTTTTATTCAAATAATCCATCAAATCAGGTTTTAATCCACTAAAATTAACTTGGTAATGAGATGTCTGAGCTACCCTACCAATTTTAGTGATATATTCTGTTATTTTTTTACCTTTTTCTATTGGCATCTAAATAAATTATAAGGCTTTACATTATTAAGTATTTAGATGTCATATAAGGGAAAATATAAACCTTCTTATCCCAAAAAATACAAAGGTGACCCAACGAACATAATCTATCGTTCTTTATGGGAAAGAAAGTTTATGGTATATTGTGATAAGAATGAAAATGTCCTGGAATGGAGTAGTGAAGAAATTGCTCTTCCATATAAATCACCTCTTGATAATAGAATACATCGTTACTTCCCAGACTTTTATATAAAGGTCAAAGAAGGAAATAAGATACAAAAATATCTGATTGAAATCAAACCTAAAAAACAGGTTCGTGAGCCAAAAATACAAACGAAGAAGACAAAATCTTATATCTATGAAGTGACTGAATACGCCAAAAATCAGGCAAAATGGAAATCAGCACAAGAGTTTTGTGAAGATCGTCAGTGGAAATTCAAAATTATAACGGAAGATGAATTAGGTATTCGTCAATGATGTATCCAACAGATGATAATGATAATCGTGTCAGAGGTGTTGTGAATGGTTTGATGGGTGGTGAAGATCCCGATGATTTGATGATTGAATTAATGGATGCCGTTAGTGACTCATATACTCCTGTCCCAGAACCCGGAAAATATTATATCTTCATATATTCACCCAAAACTCCAAATATACAATACGATCAAAATCCTTTAGTTGCGGTTACAGAAGTTTTTCGTTGGGGATTTCGTGGATTGAACTATCACTGGGGACAAGTTCGTCAGTATACATGGGAAGAAATGGTGGGAAATATGTACGAAATTTATCCGGATGAACTTGCCGATGTTCGTGAAATACCTTTTGGTAAAAAAACCGACAATTATCAATAAATAACTAAAAAGCACAATGTCAATAAAACAAGGTGATTATGTTGGGCCTGATGTGTTTCTTACACCAACACAACTTGAAGTAATACCATCAGAAGATTCAAGTTCACAGCAAACTAATGCTACTGAACCACTTAGATATCCTTTAAATAGGATAGAGAAGGAAAATAGTGATTTTTTAAAGATATCTATAATACAATATAAAAAACAAATTGACGATATTTTTGCAAATAGAAGTATTGCAAATAGAAGTAGCTTTAATCTTCAAAGTGCAGAAGAAAGAATTGGAGTGATTAAAAAACCAATAGCAAACATATTATTACCCATTCCACAATCAATTCAAGATTCAAATGGGGTGAAATGGGGTGAAGATTCATTGAATCCATTTGCTTCTAGGGGTTTAGGAGCTGCAATAAAAATGCAGCGTTCAGAAGACTTAAATAAGTTTATAGAATCTGCACGGAATGAAGCTTTAAGTCTTGCGACGGATGTATCTAATACGGGAAGAAGTTTAAGTAATTTATTTTTTGGATCAAAAATAATCAATGCATTAGGTGGAAACACATCTTTTCAAGGTTTGATTGCAAGAACGACTGGTAACGTTCTAAATCCAAATTTAGAATTACTATTTAATGGTGTTACTTTAAGATCATTTAGTTTTGATTTTGACTTATCTCCAAGAGATCAAAAAGAAGCAGCAGTAATAACGAAAATTATAAGGGCATTTAAACAAAATATGAGTGCCAAAGGTGGTGGATCATCCGGATCTATAGAGAATGGATTATTCATCTCATCTCCAAATGTTTTTCAGATAAAATATCAAACTGGTACTGAGGATCACAAATATCTCAATCAATTCAAACCAATGGCACTCCTGAACATGTCAGTAAATTATACAGGTTCTGGAACATATGCAACGTATGAGGATACATCACCAGTTCATTATAAAATGAATCTTCAGTTTCAAGAATTAGATCCAATATATGCCGAAGATTATGACACAGGTAAAGGTAAATTAGGAGTAGGTTACTAATGAGTTATTTTAGAGAACTTCCAAACTTAGAATACGAATCACCCTTTGCCAATAGAACATCAAGTTCTAGTTATATTCAGGCAAAGAATA